CGTTCTAGTTAGTGTCCATCCGGCTAACGCCAGGAGGATTCCCACTAATAAAGTCATTAATTTTTCAATCATTCAATCTCATTCCAAGCCGCTTCGTCATCTACGTTTGGCTTTGGTGGAGGAATTATATAGTCTTTTGCGTCTATTTTCAACAAGGGTTTTTGAGTAGGGCTTGGTGAGCCATATAGAGCTAACAGAAGTAATGCCGCCCAAAGCAACGCAATATAATACTTTTTTACTCGTTGTAGTTTAAGCAGCTTTTTCCGTGTTAACAGGATCCTCAACTTCTGATTCGTATTCATTTAATACCCTCATAGTTGTTCCTTAAAAATTATTGACATGATAGACACTCTTCTCCATCATTTTTAGGATCATTACAGACGCACTCTTTACAAGTACAAGGTCCATATAAATCTTGATGCCCTTGCTTGTTGCAATGACATTGACAATTACAATCCTTACACCTATTTTGTTCTTTATTTTCCATAGATCCCTCTTATTAGATAATAATTAAAATATGATTGCGCCGATGACTATTCCAATAACTCCACCGATAATGTACTCTCTATGCATAAGCCAATGACTTAGAGCATATTCTTTAGCTTTTTCTATTTGTTTTTTCATAGTTTCCTCCTTAATGAATGTCTCCCCAGTTTTTACCTGACTCGTAGTCTACCTTGTTTGGTATCTCCAAGTCAACTGCAGATTCCATGATTTCTACTATTTTCTTGGCTTGTTTATCATCTTCTACAGATATATCAAGTTCATCATGAATTTGTATATGGGCGACAATGCCTTCTTTATATAACTCCAACATAGATTTTTTTGTCATATCTGCTGCACTGCCTTGAATTAATTTGTTTAATGCTTTGTAAGTGTATGCTCTCTTAATCCCTGGCCCATGTTCTTGGACAGCTTGATCAAAAGGTAATGCTTTATGCATACCAAAAGTATTTGGTTCCCACAAATGGAAACGACAAAGTCTACCAAGTAAAGTTCTAATCTGTCCTCGTTGCTGAGCTCTGTTAGACACAGATCTTGTAAGAGACTTAACAAAAGGAACTCTCTCGTGATATATAGAAAATAATTCTTCTGCTTTATCTTTACTTACTCCAAGTTCTGCTTGAAGTTTTGCTTTTCCCATTCCATAGAATAGTCCAAGATTAATTGTCTTTGCCTGGAGTCTAGGGATGTCAGCCATCTGTGCAACAATTGTATGAAAGTCTGCGTCGCCTTCTTTATAAGCATTTTGTACATTAAAGACGCTTGCGTCTTGATCGAGGGATGCATAGTGGACGACTAGTCGTGGCTCTTGTTGAGAGTAGTCAAAGCATCCCCAGTCGCAACCAGACTCAGGTATAAAGAGGGATCTGATCAATGGACCCAAGTCTTTGTTGCGAGCAGGAATTTGTTGTAGGTTCGGATTGGAATAACTAAACCTTCCAGTTACGGTTCCTCCATTGTCCGATCTAATTTGGTTTATGTCTGCATGAATCCTGCCTCTATATTCATGTTTAATTATTGTATCAATAAAAGTTGTGTGAGCCTTGTTAACTTCTCTTGCTTCTGCTATCATCTTAACTAAAGGATGTTTATGAGTGGAAAGGAAATTTTTAGTAAATGATGGAGCATTTGTTTTTTCAGTTCGTTCAAAAGGTAAATTTAATTTTTCAAAAACTTTTGCAATCGATCGTGCTGCCCATATTTGAGTGTCTAGGCCTGTGTCTTTTTTTATTTTTTGGAGTAACATTTCTTCTTGTAATGTTAGCTGTCGCTTCAATTCATGAGCTTTGCTCACGTCTACTTTCACACCAAGAAATTTCATATCAACCAAACAAGGAAAAAGATCAGTCTCTAATTCAAAAATAGATCCTAGATCCTGGTCGCTTAATTCTTTCTGCATGACTTTCCATAAAGCTAAAGTTAGTTCGGCATCTCGTTCTGCATAGTTCCCTACATACATTGCAGGTAACTTCCACATATCAGCCTTAGGATCAACTCCCCACTCTTTAGCTGCTTCATTTAATTCTGTTTCATTTTTTCCTTGACCAACATAATCCCTACCTAAAGATCCTAAATCAAATCTAAATCTATTTTCATTTACAAGTGATGCTGCAATCATGGTGTCATAAATATTTCCATTTATTTTTATTCCCATAGACCTAATCCAACACACATCATACATTGCATTGTGGAAAACCTTATCTGAAGGAGATTGACAGATGTCTGTAAACCATTGAATTACCTTACTTTTTTCAAGATTGCCACCACCTTCGTGATCCAATGGGAAGTATCCGGAGTAACCATCTGTTGCTACCGCAATTCCTACAACTTTACCTCTACCAACAACAGCACCTGAACCCGATGTTTTTAAATCGGGATCACAAGTTTCTAAATCAATTGCAATAGTTTCAGCTTGTCTTAAGTCTGGGAATTCTTCTGGCTTTACCCATTCTGTTTGTGCCTTGAAAATAAATTTTTTCATTATTGATAGTCCCTTTCCTTTATCATTTCTAAATAATGTATTGCTTTATCTATGTCCTCTTCTTTTCCTTTCGATGCATGTCGACATATGTACTTTATAGCCGATCCTTCTGCAAATGGCAACTTATTCTCATTAATGAATTGACTGGGCTGGATCTTCATATCCTTATAATGGGATCCTCCGATTTGTTTGTTATAAGCTCCAGCACTTTGAGGAGAACTTTTTCTCAAAGCTTTTATATGGTCTTCTATTTCTTTTTCTAATGTTTTTGTTTTCATCATATTTTAAACTCCTTAGATTTATTATTAGACTTGATAAGATAAAGATTTTTTGCACATCTAGTTATTCCCACATACCACACTCTATATTCCTCATCTTGTTTCTCTAGAGATTTTTTAGCACCAGCCATTGTGTTAATAGTTTGATTTAAATAGAGTACGACATTAGTGGCTTCACCTCCCTTTGCTCCATGAATAGTAGATACTTTTATTCTTGGAGTTTGAGTTAAATCTTCACCATTAGCTAACATAGCATCCATATATTCTAGTTGAGTAGGAGAAACTTTAGTAAAAGCTTTTTGCCAAGGTAAGGTAAGATCTACTTCCTGCATTCTTTCCAAGACTCTTTGTTTTTGTACATCAGGGATTTCTTTTTCATCTCTCATTTGATTCCAATATCCAATGTCTTCGTACAAAGATTTTCCAATACTATTTCCTTGGGCTGTTTCAAAAAACAGGCCATGTCTTTTTAATTGGGGAAGGACAGGTTTTAATAAAGAATTAGTTCGGGTTAAAATTAACCAATCTCCTTTTTCCATGTCAGTAATAACATCAGAGAGTTTAAATCTTTCTATTATTTCTCCCTGCTCTTCTCGTGGTAAATAATCTTTTTGAATCCTATTAACCCCTACCCGAGATATAACATCTAGAGCTTTGGTTTGAATTGTAATAGGAACTCTTCTAGATTTAGTAAGAAGAACATCTATTCCTTTCCAGCTTTGAAAAGATTTAATGTCAGCTCCAGCCCAGCCAAAAATTGCCTGGTCATCATCACCCGCAATCCATACTTTAGGGCTAAGTTCATCACTATCTTTAATAATTTTATGTAACATATCCCATTGGAGTTTTGATAAGTCTTGGGCTTCATCTACAATAATAGTCTTAAAAGTTTTTAATCGACCTGCTTTTAGAAATTTTTCAATCATGTCATTAAAATCAATAAGGCCATATGTTTTTTTATAGCTTTCAATCTCTTTAGCGATTGCATCTAGTTTAAATCTTTCCACCCAAGTCAGATGTTCATTTTTATCAAACTGTTCTAGTGGAGTAATTTGTCTAACTTTAGCTAAGTTTATTAATGTTAAGTACTCACTATCCGAAGAAAATATACCATTCCATTGATTAGTCTCATGCTTGGCATATTCAATTTGAATACCACAAGTGTCACCAATTTTTTTATAGTGTTCTTCTTGCATTACATTTTCTTCTTTTAATCCCAACTGATTAAATGCAAATGAATGTAGTGTTTGGAAGTAAGGAATGTCTTTTTTAGTTAGACCTACGTTGTCTGCTAAAAATCTATCTCTCGCTTCATTAGCTGCTTTTCGAGTAAAGGCAAAATACCCAATATCTTTTAAAGATATACCTTCATCGATACATTTTTGTACTGTGTGTAGTAAACTTCGTGTCTTCCCAGTACCTGGAGGACCAATTACTCTGTATTTTTTCATTAGTAGTTACTCTCTTTTCTCTCCACTGGTTGATATTCTATCTGTTCCATATGGAGTTGTGGAAGTCGACAGACCTTCAATGTTTTACTATCAACATTTAAAGAATGATTAAATTCTACTTTACAATCTTTTTCTAATTGTCTTGCAATTCTTTCTTCAGGAATTTTCCAGCTACTACCTAGATGCTGGATGAATGATGTAAACTTAAAGTAATGATGTCCTTCGTTAGTATAACATGCTCCATTTTTTATTTGCCCTCTTTGTTTTGCTTGAGGACCATTGATACAGTACTGATATAATTCATCTCTTAATCTATCTGTAATCTGTGTTCCTTTAGGAGGATAGATAGTTTCACAGCCATTCCTCCATTCATTTAATTTTGCTCTATAGTCTTTTGGTTTTAATGGTTCAAAGTAAACTCCTGTCTGTTCCCAAATTAAATTTAAAACTTCTTTTTGTGTGGTCATCAGCTTTGTATTAGCTACAATAACTTCTACCTTGTCATCACTTGGCATTACCACTTGAAATCTATATTCAGGTTCTACATATTTAATAATTTGAAAATCTGTAATGTC